ACCGAGGTTTGAGCGAGCGTCTTCTGCCTTTGTTGCCCCAGTCCCACCCTGCGCAATGGATAGCGCAGTAGTGAGCCCTTTCAGTTCGGTAATGTCACTGTTTGACCCCTTCCGGGCCAGTCCCCCAATAGCGGGAATGGTGACTGCTTTACCGTTGATGGTGACCGTGATGTTCTGGTTTGCTGAGGTAGTGGCGAACGTTTCCCAGCCGCCAATATTCTCGTCGTACTCGTTAATGAGCTGCGAAATGCTCTGCGCCAGGCCATCGACTGACAAGGCATCTGTCACCAGAATGCCGTACTTCTGTCCGGTGAGCGCGGGTGACGCGGCCGGCGTTACTGTTAACGATGTTGCACTGTTTATGGCGGTGATCTGGAACATCTGGACGGGGTTAGAAAGCACCATCAGGGTCTGGCCGAGACGAATCTGGCTGGCGGGAGCCGTCCAGTTTGTGCCGGTGCCGGTGACAGTATTTCCGTTAACTGAAAGAGTGCCTGTGCTGTAAATCATATTTTCTCCGGGCAATAAAAAACCCCGCCGTAGCGAGGTTGATCTAAAGAAATTTATTTAAACGTACATATCGGGAAGAACTGGAAGGCTGAGCGTCGTTATCGTGTCATTACCAAAAATTGCATACTGCTCGCGACCAAGATATTTTCCTCCCTGAACTGAAGCGTTGCCGTTCTGTATTTTTATTCCAAACATCCGATACACATACATTCCATTAACCATATGGACCATCAGTCCAAACCTACCCAGCGGAACATAACCATTACCGATACTCACAGCGCTTGTAGAAGGCGTCCAGATTTGGTTGAGGTATACGAAAGGCCGTCTCGTTGTTGAAAATGTACATGCACCTGCAGCATTGAAAATATTAAGACCAGTACCAGGCTTCGGCGCTACGCCACTCGCGAAAATAACGATGTCTATCGTGCCTGTTGCAGGAGCGTCATCATTTGTGGATGGGGGGCGGAAGAACCTGACAGTGTTACCGTCGAAGTCAATCGTGTTACCGCTATTACAGCGTCCGAAAACAATATATTTCGACTTGTCGTACCCCGCTATAGTGGGTACAGCCCACCCCCCTGTGGGAACATTAACGGTACCTTTCCAGATACACTGACCTGACTGTGTGGCATTAGTTATCGCAAGAAAGTTGGTGCTGTCACCAATAAACAGGCCCACTCCACTTCGCATGCCTATCGGAAATATCTGCCAGACACTACCGGGAAACGTATAGGTGCTATCTCTTTCACTCATGCCCAGGGCTTGCATTCTCGAATTCTGCGTAACCCTGCCACCAGAAATGCTGACGGAATTCATTTTATGCCACAGCCCTGAATCAACATAGGCAGTGGCATGCGGTATAAACAGCACCTGCGACCCTGAAACATAACCAGAGATGTCCACGTACTTTGCTTTCTGGTAGCCAGTGTCAAAATTGCCACCAAACGACGGGCATCTCAGGCCCGACGTTATCTCCATACGCTTCCCGCCGTCATTGAGATCAATCAACAGTCCTGTAGGCATATTATTCCCATTCTCCAAGCACAATCCGTCCGCCACCCGGTACATTAATGGTTACGCCCTTACCATTGATAACCGTTGTGTTGCCGGAGCCGTTGAAAGAAAAATTACCATTTGTGGCGTAAATAGAGCCGCGAACGGTCACGTTGTTGAACGTCGCATAACCTGACTTGTTGATGTGCCAGCCAACATTTCCGGTTCCATCCCATGTTGTCGACTGGATGTAGTTGCCGATTTTGAGGTTGCTGATAGAGCCGTCACCAATGACCGTGTCCCGAATAATCGTTTGACCGTTTTGAATAACAAAGGGAAGCGTAACCGTGGCTCCGGCGTATTGCGTCACCGCGAAGCGGTCAGCCAAAAAAACAACCTGCGACTGCATGCCAGAAGGCGTATTCTCAACGCCGATCCCCATCCCTGCGGCGTAATACTGCCCGTTGCTGGAAACACCCACTTTGATGTTGTACATCGCGCTAAGATTGCCGTTTACATCCGCTACAGCCTGCGACGTCTGATTGATGGCGGCTGTCTGCCCATCAACCGTCACGGTGAGCGAGTTGATTTTTGTCGCAGAAGCCTGCGTGAAATCAGCAAGGGTTTCGGTGAGATCGGTAGAGTTAGAGACATTGCCACCGGCAGACGCATCAAGCTTCACCAGTGCTCGGGCAACCGCCTGGCTAGTATCTGCAATTGTAGTGTCGATACGGTCGATACTGGCGCTGTTCCCGGCGTTGGTAGCTGTCTGAGATCGACGGCTGGTTACCTGCGCCAGGCTATTCTGGATAACCGCGATAGATGAGTTTTTAACGCCTCCCGTCACGCCATCCATTGAGACAGAGATTTCGTCAATCTTCACCTCTGCCTGGGCGAGCCCAGCGGCGTTTTCCTTGATGGCCAGCGCCTGTTGCTCCAGATCGTCAGCGTTCTGCCTTATGTCGTCGGCCATGCCAGCAATTTTTTCATTGCTGTCCACCGCGTTCTCGATCAGGTCTTTGAACGTTTCTGAGCCTTTCATATCCTCCAGAATGTCATTGGTTATTTCGCTGACATCTATCGAGGACGTGCCCATGACCCAGTCGGTCCAGTCCCCGGCGTTACCGATACGGTCAATCAGGCGCGCGCGGTACCACTGACGAACGCCGGCCGGCATGGGGCCATGCTGATAATCTGCAGCCGGGTACGGCACCAGGACCAGCAGTTCAGGATTGGCGTAGTCGGCAGTTGTGGCGCGCTGAATCTCTGTATAGGCCGTGTCGCCAGAGCCATCCGGAAATTTCCAGGTCAGGTCGATATGCCAGACCACATCTTCGGTCGCCAGGAAGTTGAGCGGAGTACCCGGTTTTCCCGCCTTACCGGAGAGATAAGTTGTTTCGCCGTATCCCCATGGTGACGACGTATCCTGCGCATTCAGCGCCCGGACGCGCACATCATAGCTGCCAGAATAAATGCCCTGAACCGAGAAACCCTGCGCGCTGGTAACCGGAACGTTTATCCAGTCCCCGTTGTCCTTACGCCATTGGGCAACGTACCGGATTGCGCCCTCTACCTTATTCCATGACACGTCTAGACTTGCTACCGTCAGGCCCTGTGAAACATGATCGCTCTCAGTCACCACGATATTCTTCGGCGCTGATAGGACGCTTATCGGCGTGACGGTGAACGGGGGAGACTCGACCCGAACGCCGTCATCGATGTAACGGTATTTATTTGGATCATGCTGAACGGCCGTAATAGTGAAACCGCCTGTGCTGTCGTCGTTAGCCGCAATTGAAGTGACCCGGAAATACTGTATTGCGAGGTTATCACTGTCTATCGCCCAGACAGCACCCACCACAGGTGCCTGACTAAATGCGGTGGCAACCGTCACCGTTTTTTTATCTGCGCTCACCGCGCTTATTGTGCGCGTCTGGGCTTTTCCGTCAGGCAGGTTAACCACCAGCCGGTCTTTCGCCGCATACTCTATTTCTCTATCCAGCGTAATCTGGCGGCCATTGACCGCCCTGATGCGTCCCCCGTTCTCCTTGCCGGAACGGAAAGGATCGGCGACACCTATAATTTCAGCAGGCAGCGGGATGTAGCCATCCAGCCCCACGCCAAATGATACGGTACCGTCTTTGGCATTGGAGAGTAGTACCCAGCGCCCGCGCCGGTGCGCTTCACTTTGCGAGGTGCAGCCGATTGCGGTCAGGGACGTCTGCCGGACGTCATAACGCTCTACAAGCGCCGAATCGTAGACCCCCTCAACGGTATCGCTGTAATGGTTTTGCGGATCGGACCAGGACACCAGGCAGGAGCTATAGCGATTCTTGTATGAGCCGCCCGCATAAGTAAACAGCCCATCGATAACGTTTGAGGTGTTATAAACCCAGTCAACATCGTCCTGCGGGACGTCTGCCTGGACATAAATCTGATCGTTGCCCCAGAACGTTATGCCACGAAATACCGCGGCGAGATCGTTAAGTACCTGCCAGGCATCCTCTTGGCTCTGAATGAAAACGTTGCAGGTGAAACGCGGTTCGGTGCCACCGGCACCGTCGGAAACCATTTCGTCGCAATACTGGGCTATTGAGTACAGCGCCCACTTATCCACCATGGACGCATCCACGCGCGTGCCCATGCCGTAAATTTCATCCAGAACCAGATCATAAAATATCCAAGCGGGGTTATTGGACCAGGCCATTTTAAACCCACCGGACCATGAGCCAGAATAGGTTCGTGTTATCGGATCATAGTTATCCGGAACCTTTATCAGCTTGCCCTTTATCTTACAGGTCACCTTCGGTGCGCTGCCGTTGAACTGGCTGCTGTCCACTTCAACATACAGTAGCGCGGTCAGAGGATAACGAAGCTTGCTGTCGATAACTTCCGCATACGAAAACACCTTGAAGGCGTTAACCAGTTTCGAATTTGATCCGCTAGCATCAGCCGTAATACGTCTGACCCTGACAGACCAGCCGGACGTGGATTTTGGCAGATCGATACGGTGGTCACGCTGATATTCCGTCGTGGTCTTTCCGCCAAACTTGCCGTTTACAACCGTTTTCCAGGCGCCACCGTCTGTTGATAAATCGATCGCATACTCGGTGACCGTGCCCACCATATCGCCGTTATCTTTATAGAGATACTGGACCGGAACGCTTAGCTTAATACGAATGGCATCCAGAGAAAGATTGGTAAACTGGCGTGTCCAGGGCGACGTGGTAGTGACAGTGGTGCCCACCGCCAGCTCGTTATCGACCTGGGGCATCCCGGCGATGTAAGTCTGGTCCTGTGTGCCCTTGCGGAACTCCCATTTCACGCCGCTGAAGTTGTACTCCCCGCTGTCGTTTGCCAGCGGTGTGTCGTTGAGAAAAATGTTCTGTGCGGTCAGATCACCCTGTATTTCCCCCTCAGAAACGGCAATGAGCATTTTTAATTTTGCGACCGACAGCAGATCGTCAGGTTGCTCAACCGGAGTATGCGCGCTGCCACCGCCACCTTTTGCACCCTGTAGGATGGTTTCACTATGGAGAAGTTGCATTTTTACCCCATTAAAAAACCCAGCATGAGCTGGGTTATTTGTTAGCATTAATGATGGCGTCTTATTACATGTTTTTGTAATAACTTACTTTAGAGTCAAAGTCCTGTTTTGCTAGTGGCGTTTGGCTGGTTACATAAGCCTCCCACGAACTGTAAGCCTCAACAAGAGCACGACGCTCTTCAGTATCTTTAGTGCTGGCTTTCATTGTTTCAAACACATTAGACCCAATTTCTTTGAGCTTGCTCTTTCTTGTAACGCCACATGTCGTTATTGCATCAGCTACCGAATTATCCCACCCAACTAATTGCAGAATTTCTATGCGCTTCTGGGTAACAAACTGATCTGCCGAAGCATTAAGCGCAGCCTTGGATAAAAACTCCGCAAACTCCTTTTTACTTTGCGGCATTTGTTTTGGCATCGTAATGTTATCTTCACAATTTGCTAAGTCAGCATATTGTTTTTGTAAATTGTTGTTCTGATTTTGAGGGGCACAACCTGAAATAAACAACACAACTAATAAGACCAAACCATATCTTTTCACTTACATCTCCTTGATTGGCATCATTTTGGACATGATAACCAAGGGTGATTGCAATGTAACGTTCATCTTATTTCGGTTGCATTACGCTATTGCTGATCGCTCGAGTACATACCGGCGCTGACTATCGCTCCCCCTGCCTCGATCAGACCGTAAGCCAGGGGGACAGGATGCCCCATAGCGACGGTATTGACCGGCGCCCCGAAGGCATAGTTAGGCGTGTTATCCGTGCTTGAGGATTTACCAGCGCCGAAGGATGGCTGGGGCGTGAGCATCTGGACAACGCCACCCAGCATCATTGATACCCCGACCCCGGTCAAAATTGACGTGGCGCTGATGGCTGTTGCACTCATCGCCGCCCCCCAGGCTGCCATACTCGCACCGGCGGTAAAGAATGCAGCGACCAGCGCAACGGCACCAACAACTATCTGAAGAACGCCAGAGTTTTTGGCCCCCTCATAAACGGGCACGATCCGGTATACGCTTCCCCCGCGGGTCATATCGAACTCCTCCAGCCCGATATTGTTATCCCCGTTGAAAAAGGCGAAACGGATTCCCTTCATATGGGCTTCCGACATGTATTTTTTGAAGCCGGGGACCTGCGAACATACTGCCCTGAGCATTTCACGCAGATCGGCAACATCAAACTGAACGCGGGCCCCGAATTTTTTAGCCATCTTACCGTCGAGAATAAGCGTTTTAAGCATTCATGTTGTCCTTATGCCTGACCACCCGGACCGTTCTGTCGCGATAATATTTCCCATACGGCGTACGCGAAGAAAGGTGCCCGAACAAATGATGAAGAATGATGTTGTCACCCAGATACACAGCGGCGTGATTGGTCACCGATGCCTGCACACTCATCATGATGATGTCCCCGGGCTGCATAGCACCGGCGTCAATCTCAACGAACCCCTCACGCTCCCAGTTGTCATCGTAGAGCCGCTCTTTGCCGCTCTCCCACCATTCGTAAGGCACTGAATAGTTCCCGAGGCCAATATCATATTCACGCTGATAATATTCCCGGATCAGCGACCAGCAGTCCGCGTAACCCAGCAACCATTGCCGCCCGGCATAATCCCGGTCTTCACGCGGGGAAATCGTACAAAAATCCCCGTCCGGCCAGGACATGATCCCCCACTCAATACCCGACCAGTCACACTGGATGCGGTCCAGCTCGGAGGGCACCAGCCGGACCACATCCGGATGGGAGTGAATGACCATAATGATTTCACCGAGCGCGCGGGCAGCAAGCTGATCTTCCGGAGAGAACGTGAATGTTTCCTCTGGTTTATCCGCGATGTTGCGACAGGGAATAAAGATTTGCTGCTGTCCTGACTGAACAATCAGGCCACAGGCTTCTTTGGGGTATTCACCAGCGACGTGCTGACGGATAGCATCCAGCAATTTTTCACGCATTATCATTTCCCCTGCAGGTTGGCGGCCGGAAAGCCCCCGAATGGCAGCGGCGCGTCCGGGCCGTGACGCTCCTGACAGTCCTGACGGCGACCGCCACATACATCCTTCGACGGATCATCGGTAGGCGTGCCATCCTTGGTAAAATATTTCGTACCGTTGTAGTCGCATCCGGTTCCGCTTCGGTACCAGCCCCGCATACACCAGGTGCAGACAGGCGTAATCTGCCGGGTAGGCAGCTGAAGGCTCTGAATATCGAAGGGAGAGCACAGCTCAAAATCAACCTGTACTCTCGTCTCTGCGGTTTTGGCATTGACGAAAAAGAGTTGTACGCGCTCATCGACCGGGCTGGCCCCCGGATTGCCGTCTTTCCAGTTGGCGGCATCGAGGTACTTAGAGAGCGTTGTGTGGATTTTTACTTTCGCCCGGACCATGTCGTCATACTCTAGGCATAGCGCCGTGACATAGTTCCCGACGTTCCCGACTGAGAGCGTGGGCGTCGGCTGGGACCCGGTACTTGATAACTCCATACCCTTCAGTTCGTAAGGATGAGGATCGTACTGGTTGCCCTGCCAGATTATGGCGGGCAGGTTCTCAGCGGCGAAGGCTGCCCACCCCTCCTCCTGGATATTGTGCGCATGAAACCGCAGCACCTGATCCATACCGAATTCGGTGCCGTCGATCTCAATCAGCTGAATAACGCTGCCGGGCTCAAGCTGTTGTATATCTCCGGTAAAACTCATATTACCCCCATTAAAAAAAGCCGCCCGGAGGCAGCTTTCAATGTTCTCGATATTCTCAGGGCGCAAACGCCTGTTCAAAAGTGAAGGCCACCGTGGCTTTTTTCCCTGTGGGGAATGAAACGCTGAACGAATCGGCCTTCATTCTGAACAACTTTTTTTCACCCCATGGCGTGGTCCACCAGAATGATTTAGTGACGTGAGACATCAGAAAAGCACGCAGCGCAGCGGCCTCCTGTCTGGTGCCCGTCCAGTCCAGGTTCCACGTTTCCTGTTTATCGTTGATCCCCATTCCCGCTATCTGTTTGTAGCCATCCCCGAACTGGGCCTGCAGCGTTCGAGCCGTTTCAGCGCCCTGCGCGGTTTTTCGCGTGCGCCAGGTAAACGTGTCTGTCACGGTGTCCTCCTCGAGTAAAGCACGCCGCCTGCGGACATTTCTTTTTTCAGTCTCTCGGTGATTGTCTGCTGAACAATCGCCTGCAGCTGTTTCGCCGTCCCCGTGGCGTTCGCCTGATTTATGCTTCCGTCACTCCCCTGCTGGCTGATGCTGACTGGGGCGTAAACGCTGATCCCGCCCATGCCAGCACCGGCTGCGCTCCCGCCGCCGACCAGACCACCCGAGGCATACCCGCGCATCAGGCGATAGAGATTAGCCACGCCGATGCGGCTGGTTGACTCTTTGGTGAAGACGAATTCCCCGCGGTGAACGATACCGGCTGGCTCGTACTTGCCGCCGTGCCCGGTAAAACCACCCACGTCGTAGCCCGGGGGCCGGTATGACGGGACCGCGAATGACTGACCAGCAGAGGAGGCTTTCGCCCCGCCGCTAACCCAGCCCATTGCGCTCTGGATGGTGTAAGCCACCAGAAGCTGGTTGATAACGGACACAATCATTTTAAGGATCGAACTGGTGAAGCTCCTGAAGCTCGCCTTCCCGGTTGTCGTCAGGCTGGTAAGCTGTCCAGCCAGCCCGCTGAACGTTGCCTGCGAAATCTGCTGAACGGAGCTGAAAACGTTTGTCGCTGAATCCTGATATTCAGCCCAACCCTGTTTCGCACCAGCCAGCCAGTTAGTCCGCAGGGCATCTTCAGCCTCAAACGTTGCCCTTTGCTCCTTCAGTACCTTTTGCTGCGCCTGAGGGTTGTACGAATAGCTTTCGTTGAGACGTTGCAGCGTAACTTGTCGCCCAGCCTCCCGGGTAGATCCCCCCTGAGACTGAGCCTGCAAACTCGCCCTGGCGGCTTTTTGCTGCTGCTCAAACTTCACAGCCTGATCGGCCAACTGATTGAGCTTTTGCTGGCTGGCAACCTTATCGCCCAGGTCGGCCAGCTGCCGCTTGTACTCGAGCGTTTCTTCCTTGTGCGCAAGCAGGGATTTTTCCTGCGCCGTAAGCTGACGACGACCACCGGCTTCCTGCAGAACTGTGAACTGATTTTCAGTCTGCCAGAGGTCCTGACGCTGTTTGCTTATGACGTCGTTTACGCTGGTATGTTGCTCGAGCGTTTTGAGCTGGGCCTGAAGGGTGAGAAGTTCGGCCTGTGCCTTTTCCTCGGCTTTATCCCCGGCTGGCGTTGAATAGCTTTTGCCTTTCGGTGTTTTAGGATCCTTCCACTGCTTTTCAATCCCGGCTCGAGCCGCGGCTATGTCCTTATCAGTCCACAGCGTAGCGATGCCGTCTTTCGCATCCTTGCGATTTTTCTCTATAAGCTGATTGAGCTTTTTTTCTGCTGAAGCCCGCTTTTCTGCCGCCGTCGCCCCGGATTCAACCATCTGATTAAATTGCTGCTGGGTCCGGACGGCCTGTGTCTGCTGTTCCGTCCGCATTTTTTCCCTGGCAGCTGCCAGCCCTTCCTGGGCATATTGCTTATCGGCAAGATCGTAAGCCTGCTTTTTAAGCTCTACCTGCTGGCGCGCGTTTCTCAGCCTTTCCGCATCTGCCTTTTGCAGAACGTTGTTACCGGCATAGTCCGGATCAACCTTGAGATTGCCGGACAGAGCACGGTACTCTTTCTCTGCTGCCTGCCATTCAGCAAAAGAGTCCTGGCGCTTCATCGCGGTGTCAGGATTACGCCCTATGCCCAGCATCGCATCCCACGCGCCTGAGGCCGCATTCTTCACCCAGTTCCAGGCTTTTTCGAGGGAGCCAAGATTTTCCTCAACCGCCCCGGCCCGCTGAATGACCGCATCAGAATACGCACGCATGGCAAGCTCTGATGCTCTCTGCGTATCTCCCATCGCCTGAGAAGAGGCAATCTGTTCATACTGCGTGGCCGTCAGAAAATGCAGAGAATCGTTGAGCGTTGTGACTGCATTAACCGGATCATCCTTCAGGCGTTTAAACTGGTTGATGGTTTCGTCGACGGCCTGCCCGGTGGCCTGCTGCAGCCTGGCAGAAACATTGCTCACCATGCTGACATCATTACCGCTAAACGCACCACTTCCGACAACCTGCGCCAGCACACCTGCAGCAGCATGCTGTGTGATGCCATTACCTGCCAGCGAGCGCGCCAGTGCCTGTAGCTGTCCGGATGTTTTCCCGGCGTAATTCCCGGTCAGGATCAGTTGCCTGTTAAATTCCTCGGACTCTTTGCTGCCGTCATACCAGGCCTTACCCAGCCCGTAAACCGCCGCGGCAATACCACCGACCATCCCGGCGATCCCAAGACCGCGCAGCGATAACAGCTGGTCAATCCACCCCGCCCGGTTAGCCAGCGTAATCCCGGAGCCGCGAAGCGCGCCGAAGTTACCGCGCATAACCTCGCCGATCAGTATCCCCAGTTCCTGCCGCGCTGCGGCACTTTGTAGGCCCAGACCGTGCGTGGCCACTTTGGCAGCCTCGAGCTTGCGGATATAGACCTCAGCCGCATCGCTTGCACCAACCTGCGCCGCCTTCATGCGCAGCAACTCGGTACCGGAGAGTTTTTGCTCTGCGACCTGTTGCTTCAGCTGACTGAGGAATCGGGTACGCGCGGCGGCCGATTTTTCCTCTACGATCTGCAGTTCTTTTTGCCGGGCCGTGGTGCGGGAAATCAGGGCGAGATAATCCTGCTGGGTGATATTGCCCTGTGCCCTTGCCGCACGAAAGCGCGCCTGCACGTTCGCAAGCGACTGCGTTTCACCATTGAGCTGGCGAACGCCGTCAATCTGGCGGAAAAAGGATGCCGCCAGTTCATCCTGACGGCGGGCAAGCGCTGCAGCCTGTCCGTCATTTTCCCGCATTCGCTGATTAAGCTCGGTCACGCGGCGGTGAGTTTCATCAACGGACTTAGAAACGTTCTGCCAGTCTTTGGTCAGCCCTTCCGTTGCAGCAGACTGTCGGGCTTTCATATCTGCGGCAGCCGCCGTGCCGGCGTCACCCACGCTCTTTAATGCCGCGCTCTGACGGTCCGCTGCACGCTGCATTCGCGCCTGAACTTTATCAGACTCATCCGCCATTCCTGTCAGTTGCCCTTTGATTCGGGCGACCTGCTCGCTGAAGGTGGCGCGGTCAACATCCAGCTTAATAACCAGATCGCTAATCTGCTGGGCCATATCGGATACCTCCTGTGATCCCCTCGGCGGCGGTCATCAGCGTGTCATCATCCGGCTCATCATCGCTGATGACGATACCGGAAGGAGAAAGCAGGCTGAAATGTGCGGGGGTAAGTTCCGGATCGCGGAAGAAAAGAGTGGAGATGGAATAAAGCAGCTCTGAGAAATGCGCATCGAGCTGCGCGTCCTGAAAATAATGATCCCGGTAGAACTGGTGCCAGTCGCCCAGCTCACTGGAGGTCATTCCAGCCAGCATGGCGCGCCAGTCGGGTCGCCCGAACTCGCGCGCCAGATTCAGGACAAACTTCAGCTCGCTGGCAAGGACTTTTCCGCCGTAACGGTTTCTGCGCTTTCGGCCTCCGTTAAGCCATCTGGATCGGCAGCGTTGTCATCATCAACCGGAACGAGCATGCCGGAGAGCAGCTTTATTTCCATTTCTGCTTTACCGATCGCCTCCGGCGGCCAGCCGCTCAGCACCTGCTGATATAACGTTTCCACATCCGTGCCGGCCGGATCGTTATGCCACAAAGACATCGCGATCAAACGCGCACCGCAGCGAATATTTGAGCCAATCAGCCTGGCCGTCATTTCCTGATCGCTGATGCCCTCGCTGTCAGCACTGACGGCCCTTTCCTCTGCGGACATAAACGTTAGGAACTCAATACGCTGAAGCGCCGACAGCTCGAAGATGGTCAGGGATTCTGTTTGCCAGGTGAACTTCTCTTTTTTCAGAAACATGTGTCCTTCCTTACGCTGCAGTTACGGTGACTTTGCAGACCGCAACGAAATTACCGTCGCTGGTCATTACAATAATGTCAGCGGTGCCTGCCGCCACGCCGGTGACGGTGATCGCGTTGCCGCTATCGGTGACTGTTGCTTTTGCCCCGTCGGAGGTTGCCACGCGGAACGAGGTATCAGAGGCGCTGGCAGGATTAACCGTCACATTGAGCGTTGTGGTTGCACCGACGGCCACGCTTGCCGTGGCTTTATCGAGCGTGACGCCGGTGACGGGGATATTCGGGCTCCCGCTTTCTTCAGCCAGCTCCGGCTTGCCGGTGTTGGTGATTTTCGCTGTGCGGGTAATAACCTCTTTTGCCGGGATGGCTTTACCCAGGCTGCTGCACCAGCCGCGGAAAACGTCGACGGTACCGTTCGGGTATTTGATTTTGTAATAGCGTACTGAGCCATCAATAAACCATGCGACCAGGTCTTTTTGCCCTTCTTCACCCGGCTTCCAGGCGAGGGTGAAAGAGGTGTCGCCAGCAGATTTTGCCCCCTGAGCGGTCGCGTTCCAGTCGGCGTCCTCGTCGTCGAGGTAGGTGTCGTCATACGATTCGGCGGTCATTTCGCCCGGCGTGAGTTCTTTGATTTTCGCCAGGCGATTCCAGTCGATATCAGAGAGTGGGTTGGCGAAAGCGTTACCCGTTCCGGTGTACAGCCAGAGCGTAGTACCGGCACCTTTTACAGGAGCGAGTGGATTAGGTGTTGGCATGTTTTCCTCACATTTCGTAAGTGATTGAATATTTCATATCGGCGGAAGTCCACAAACCCATCGCATCATCGCGCTGATAATCGAAGCCTTGTGGAACCATGAGCGTTAACAGTGAATCGAGACCGGGTACGTCAGCGAGGGCAGGATAAATATGGTTTTCCATCCATTCATCCAGTTCGGAATCTGGTACCTGCGAGGACAGGAAGACCTCAATATGTAACGTTGCCGCCCACATATCGGCATCAAGTTCTTCGCCGGTATACTCCGCATCGGTCAGATAGACCGCAACGGCAGGAAAATCCTCCTCCTCAATGACAGCAGGACGCCCGTCAAAGAACATGACGTCGTTTCCGATGGCCTCTTCAAGCACATCAATAATTTTCTGGCGAATGAGAGTGTGTTTCATCGTGTCAGATGCAACCTCAGTTGTTGCCTGAGGGCATAGCCAAGTTGTTTTGGCATTTCCTCTTCAAGCATGCGTTTCTTTTCTGCTTCGAAAGCAGTTGTGAGGGGCGCGGACAATGGAATTTTGACCACGTCGATGGGATAACGACTTTTTCCTGCAATTCGCTTCATGACGTGCCAGCGGCCGTTCGCCAGGCGCTGGATAAAGGCGTCGCGAAAAACATAACGGCCAATTCTTAACACGCTACTTTTTCGAACCAGCGGGCCCTTTCGATTCGTCGCCCTGACCTGCGCGGCACCGAGTTTGATGGCGGGAAGATTGCCCCGGTTAACCTTAATTCGGGCCGCTGAGTGCCCTGACGCCGAGGCTTTATTGATTCGCACCCTTTGTCGGACCAGCTTTACGGGTATCCCCGAAACGCGGTTATCACCGGCTACCGTTTCTTTCGCCACCCTTCGGACGGCAACCGAGACGCCATTAGCAGCAACCCGGTTCACAGCCCATGCGCTGGCATTGGGAACCATATTTCTGTCCAGGCTATTCAGGTTAGCGATCGCCTGCTCAAGACCTTTTATCGACATGAATGCTCCTTAACGACGCCGCGAACCGCCGGGAGGTGATCCACTACCCAGCCAAACATGGCAGGACCCGCAATCATCCGGACCAACGCGATCAACCCAAAATTCACGCCCGTTAACCTTCAGCGTATCCAGCCTTTCCAGCCCGCTAACATCCGATGTGTTCACAAACAACGTCGGCCTGGTTCCATCAATTCGGATCCCCACTTCGGCGTAACCAATGTTCTCTGGATCGTCAAAGACCCCCCGGAGCGTGACGCCGGATAAAGATCCTGAGGTTATCCTTGCCTCTGCGCCCATCACTCCACGTATAGTGGTATCCGCGCGCGCCATCGCTTCATCAAAAAGATTGTCGAAATCAGCCATTAGGCCCCCTGTCAGATTTCCCGGGCCAGCTCCCGAGATATCAGGTCGTTAGCCTCTACGTCAGTCACGCGGATAACGACACCAGGCTCGACAATAGACACAGACTCATTACGCGTGGCATGAAGCGCGTTTATGTGCAAAGTCACCAGCGTTTCAACCGCCACCAGCGCGCCGATCTCTGTTGATGCAGGATTTTCGGTAATCGAGCCAGAAGTGTTATCCGCGCCAGGCTGGCTCGACGTGCTTGTAACAGCACTACTGGCCGCTTCCGCTCCCTCTTCTCCGTCTTCGTCGAGTTCCTCTTCGAGCTCAGAAATACGTAACGTAAGCTCCTGGATCGTGCCTGTGACGTTGACCTCACGATCAAGCTTTACGCCCAGCTCTTTCAGTCGGGCGATAAGGGTTTCTTTTTCTGTCATGGGAAATACTCCAGAAATGTGGCCCGACAGGGCCACTTGGGAAAGTTATGCCAGCTTGATTGAAACGAACGCGTCAGGATCTGGCAGCAGCATCAGCGGAGCTGACTGAATCATGGTGAACTCACGTGCCGGGTCGCCCGTTTGCACCCAGTTTTTCGGGTAGCGCGCTGAAGCATTAATGCCTTCGCGCTGGGCATCTGCATCCAGAATGCAGCCATAGGTACGCAGACCGCGCGCCTGGGTATTTCCCAGCACCATTGTCAGGTCTGGCAGAGCGTTCTTTTTGACGTCATTTTCAACAAGCTGGCCTGCGTAAACGACAATGGCCACATCTCCGTACATGCCCTTATAAGAAACGGCTTCACCCAGGTCTTTCAGAGCGGTTTCCAGTTCGGAGTTAGAGCCGCGACGTGTATCCAATTTTTCCTTCACCGCGTCGAAAGAGCGGAACAATGCCCAGCCCTTCGGATCGAACACAATAATGTTGATTGTGCCGCTGGCGTTGAGCGCGTACGCCTCAATATCATCGGTCGGGTCGTACGTTTTTTTGTCGCGAGAGGACCAGGCAGCTGCACCCGCCTGGATGATGTTGTTACCGGCACTGCGGCCCATATCGACTTCTACTGGCTCAAATGCTTCTCCGCTCATGGTGTATTTCCCATAGAGCACAGCTTCAATTGCTTGCTTCTCTTCCACCTGTGCAATCGCCAGCTCTTCATCTTTCATGTTTTGAAGGATGATGCGGCGGCGGCGATAGGCAGGGTCGGCCAGATTTTGTGGGTCTTCATCAGGCAGGCGGCGAAGAGTCATCAGCGGGTTAACTTCATGCTTAGGCTTCACATAGCCAGGCGTAAATTCCGACGTGCTGCCGCCACGGGAACGGATCACTTTCCCGGAGACAATCGGCGACACGTAAAGAGCCATGTTGACCAGGCCAGGAATTTGCGACAGGTAGACTTTTTCTGTACTGAAGGGATAAGTTTCGCGAAAGAAGATGCGCAGGAAGAGCGGATCGAACTTGAATTTCTTCTCATTGACCGCCAGAAGCTGGGCTGTTGTGTACACTGACATAGAATTTTCCCGTAAAAAAAGCCGCATATGCGGCTTTTATGAAAGTTGAAGGTGATTAAACGATGCTGATCGCAGTACCGGCGAATGCGTTACGCTTGATATTTTCGTCGGTAACAGCAGATGGCCAGAGCACATCTTCGATGCGGAACGAACCGGATTTATAAAATGCCAGTTCTGCACTGCTCTGGTCAGCAGTAACCGCCAGAATGCCGGTTGCTGCACCTGCATTCTCGCCGTCCCACACAGTTAGCTTGCCTGACGTATCATCGAGCATGAGCGGGGTCATTGCCGGGGTGGATGCTGTCAGTTCGCCCGGTGCATACGCAGTGTGTGCCGGATCGCTGTTGCCGAGCGGCTGGTGATGAGTAAATACTTCGGTGATTGCCATGTTAGCCTCTTATACGGGGGTGTTTAACAAATCGTCGCCGGCTTCAGCAGAGACATTCCCTGCAGAAAGAGCGCCAGGTGCGGTTTCCATCAGACGATCCAGCGCCGTATCGGTACGCGCCTGGGCGCTTTGCGGCGCCGCAGCCAGAATGCGCTGCGCACTCTCGACCGTCATGCCCGGCGTTTCGGCCAGCGCGCGGGCCTGTGATTCGCGACCTTTTGCCTCTTCGCAGTTCAGAATACCCATGATGCGACCGTTCTCGGCGGCTACGGCTGCCGAAACCTGAGCGCTGAGGTCTGCCGGGGCCGTTAAAGCCGCGGTTGTTGTGTCAACGGTGGTGACCTGCTCAGTTGGTGCAGAAGTCTGTGTAGCTGTCTGGTCAGCTGGCTGATTGGTCGCTGCAGATGCAGAAGGTGATGGCATAGTTCCTCCAGTGGTTGTTTTTTTGCGTCTGTCGAGTGCTTCACGCATCACGCCGAGCGCATCGGTATTGTTAACAAGTTCATCCGCCAGACCGTTATCCACGGACTCCTGGCCTGAGAAGACAGCCGCTTCGGTGTCCAGTACGGCCTGCACTGACATGCCGGTATAAGCGGAAACCTTTTCTGCAAACATCTGACGAGTGGCATCGATACGCGTCTGAAAATCCGCGCGCACGTCCTTCGGTAGTTTTTCGTAAGGATTGCCGTCGACTTTGTGATCGCCGCTGTAAATCAGCGTGACCTCAACGCCGTTAGTTTTCAGTGCAGCGCCATAATTACTGTGCGCCATCATGACGCCGATAGATCCGGTTCTGGCCGTTTGCGTGACAAGCCGTCGTGATGCAGAACTGGCAATAAGCTGCCCTGCGCTGCAGTTCATATCGTTCGCCAGCGCCCAGACGGGCTTGATATCCCGCATCCGGGCAATAATATCGGCACAGTCAAAAGCCCCGGACACCATCCCGCCCGGCGTGTCCATATCCAGCAGGATACCGTCCACGCCGGGATCGCTGATTGCCTGCTGTAGGCGGGCAATGATCCCGTTATAGCCCGTCATACCGGAATAAGGCTGCAGTGACCGGGTTTTGCTGACCAGCGTGCCGGAAACGGGAAGCACCGCGATCCCGTTTGTTACCTGATAGCTCCGCGCTGGCCGGGGCCCCATTTCCTCTTCATCGCCAAACAGCGCCAGCGGCTCTGCAATTTGTTCTGCACCGAGCGTGACGCCAGAAGCGGGATCCGTCAGACGGGTGATACCCAGCTGGCCTGCCAGCGCGCAAAAGAAAACCCGCGCGTAGGCGGGTTCAAGCATCAGTGGCTCATTGAAGGCCATGCTGGCAATGTGCGGGAGATTACGCAGCTCTGGCGTCATCTTTATCCTCCTCGTTTGATTTTTTCAGCCCTGCGTCGAAAGCAGCAGCCGCCCATGCCGGAGGTTTAAGTCCCGCCTGGCGGCGCTCCATAGTTTCACGTACCTGCTGAGAAAATATTTCCTGATAGTCATCTCCACGTTTGGCACACTCCTTTTCATATGTGCTGAGACCGGCCTCGATCAGCATTACGGCCTCCTGCACCTCCTTCAGCCCATCAATAGCCATGCGCCCCGAGCCAATCCAGTTGGCGTTACCCCATGCGGTTCTCGCCTCCTGGAAGCTAAACCTAGCTTTGGACGGGAGCGTGACAACCCGGCGCGCAATCGCCTCTTCGAGCCAGCAGACGAACATCTGACAGGCCTGCCGGGCCGCGACAAACTTCCGACGCCCCATAAAGAACGCCCAGGATTCATTGGCGCTGGCACGCGCTGTCGAATAACTCATCTGAGAGTAGTTGCGGGAAAGTTGCTCATACGACACACCAAGACCAGCCGAGATATAGCGCAGAAGGGATTGTTCAAAGGTGGAATAACCGTTATCGGTATCCTGCGCTGACTGAAGGTTCAGTGAATCGCCCGGCAAAAGATGAGGCACTTTCGCGCCACCGAGGCGAACCGGCGCCGCGGCATAATAAGATGCCATTTCGCCAAGCCAGCCCGTCAACTTATTTTGCTGCTTGCTATCCGCGCCGAGGATAAAGTCCATCGCCGTATCGGTATCAAGCTCACTTTCGATGGTGGCCGCATACATGGCCTTCACTATCGCGCTCTGGAGCTGGGTATTTTGCAGGGTGTCGAGCATTTTCATCTGCTCCATCACGCTGTAAAAAACGTTTGCGCCGCGGGTCTGTCCATCCTCAAGCGGTTCAAAAATATGGATGAATGATGGCCTTCCGCCCGGCAGTTCCCGTGGTATATAGGTCCATTTTTGCGACATCCAGCCAGGGTAGCTGTCTTCGCTGACGTAGTACCCCAGCGCTGCGCCGCTATCACTGATTTTGACGCCCGCGCGACAGTTACGCGTGTCACCTGTATTACCGGGATTACTCACGCGTTTTGGACTAACCATTTTAAATTGCGTGCGAAAAAGTCGCGATGAATCACTGTCCCAGGTGGGCTGTACGCACAGCTCGCCGTTAAAAGCGTGCGTCGCGACACCTTCGCGGATCATCATGGTAAAGGTTCGCTTGCGCTCGGCATCAATCCCGCAAAAGTCATCCTCCGCATATTCATACCAGGCGGCCTCCACCTCCCTGGCAAACGCTCGGCTTTCCTCTTCTTTAATGCCGAGATATCGCCAGCTCGGGCAGTAACTCAGTCTGAAAAAAGACCCGACGATGTGATCCTGGTGCAACTGCACGGCGTTTGCCGCATAACCATTGTTTCGGACCAGATCATCAGCACGGGCATTCCCCCGTGAGAAATTCGGCAGAAGTGCGGCGTCGGCACTTTCACTCTGGGGATTCCAGGCATTTAGCTGTCCACCGAATCCGCCGCCACCGGCGTGATAGCCTGCATATTCCCTCAGGGAGGTTTTCCCGTCAGGGCCAACTAAAGAAGGAATTTTCATGCGTAGAACCTTGCCGGCCCGCGGCGTCGTGAAGTGGTACCGACCTGTGACTCAAGATCGGCGATGTACTTTTTCAGATCGCTGACTGAGGTCGCCGTAAATTCCACCTTTCGACCGTCTTTCTGTACCGTCGCAACCCGTTTCCCCATCATCAGGTCATGTAAAGCTGAGCGCGCGGCATCCAGTTCAGCCTGTGTTGCCATTAATCATCTCCCGCTAATGCCCTGGCATAATCAGCCAGAGATTTGTTATTTTTACGGCCAGTGTCTTCTTCCAGTAAGCTGGCCAGAAGAGAGTCCAGATCCAGCTGCCAGCGGGAGATACTTATCCGCAGAGCTGCAAGCGCGTAGACAAAACAGTCAAGCGCCTCGTTTCGTCGTTTTTTACTGTCCCAGACGATTTTTTTCTTCCCGTCTACCCACTTCTCAACCTGCTCTTCAGCCGTAAGTTGCTGAGCCTCAGCTAAATCATATATTTCAGGGTTATTAGGGAAGTGAACCGCACCCGCCAGCGGCTCGTCGCCTTCTGCCACCAGCGTGAAACGGTTATAAATCTGCTCTTTCGCGGTGTCTGTTCCTACCTCAGTGAGATAAACGCCATTCTTGTTACGCTTGCGAGGCATATTCGCCACGGGCTTACCGTAAACAGATGCGCCTTTAACAGGAATGACACGAAACAGACCATGCTTTTTCGAGCGGTTATAAACAATCGTTGGGTCTATGCCGCCGATATCCCAGCAGATGCGGGAAATAAGCATCTCAACGCCGTTAGGCCTCGGATAGGTTTTGTTGATCGCCTCGTCCAGCCTGAGAAGCGTGGATTCATCATCATGGCGACCCATAATGATAATTTTGTCGATAAGCCAGCTTTCCTCGCCAGGCCCCCAGCCCCAGACACGCATTTCGTAACGGTCAAGCTGGGAGTCAATACCGGCAGTAAGGTAGGCCACGCGCTCCGGCACCCTGGCCCCGAAGTGCTCAATACGTTCGGCCATCACCTCAGCATCAGGACGCTCACCAATTTTAGGCTCCCACGTTTCACCAAGCGTTGTGTTGACGAACGTCTTACGTTTCCCCGTGTCGCCTTTGGTCTTGATCCAGTCCTTGACGATTTGCACCCATGTTGTGAAGGGGCTATAGGCCGTCCAGACATGAAAGGTAACGCTGTCAGGCGGATCAATTTCGGTACCCGATGATGAAAACCAGCAAAGGCCGTCGCGCGTCCAGATCCCGGTTTCATCACAGATGTACCTCGCCTGCGAAAAATCGAGCTCCTGCTGTTTAATTACGCAGGCATTGTGCTCACACAGGTATATAACGCTGGCAGGATCCCCCGGCGTCCACTTGAATCCGAATGGCGTCTCTTTATCGCCGAATTTAAGGTACTGCTCTTCCCCACAGTGTGGGCAGGGAACATAGAAGCGTAAGAAATGCTCCGACTCTTTGGCGGCACGTTCAATCTGGCACGTTCCTTTAATTTTGGGTGTGGATCCTCGTATGGATTTAGGCCAGACCGACCCTTCAATACGTTTATCACCCAGAAACGTTGGAGAGCCCTCTTTCTCGATATCCTCGTCAAATGCCGCCAGCTCGTCATATCCCGCCACATCAACCGATTTTTCACGGTAATTTTTTGCAGCTTTACCACCGAGGCACCAGAAACCGCGCCCATTCGAGAAACGTTTCATGCTCAACGTGTTGTCCCGGTGTTTTTTACCGTACCAGGGTGCCAGCGCCAATAGCGTGGGGATATCCCTGATTGTCGGTTCGACATGGGACTTCATGAAGTTCTCTGCATCACCGTCGGTAGGTAACCAGATAAGTGAGTTACGTTGTTTATGCTGGATGAAATACGCATACACCCCGAGCAGCATTTTTGAATAGCCTACACGGGCAGACTTAACGACATTAACCTCACGGATATAGTCATTACCCATCGCATTCATTATCGCACGCTGAAACGGCAGCGTTTCCCAGCGCCCTTCCTGATAAGCAGACTCTTTCGGGAGGTAATAATTTTCGTCTGCCCACTCTACCGCCGTTTGCGGCTCTGGCCGGTACAGCGAACGGAGCCCCGAGCGCGCGGAGTGCTGTAGCCCCTTAACCTGACTGTTCGATATATTCACTCAGCAACCCCGGTATCATTTCATCCAGCGCAGCTGCTTTGTTCATGGCTTTTATGATGTCCTTTTTGAGGAAATCAATATGTCGATTTTCCAATTCCGGAAAGCGCCGCTGAACCGACAGAGGTATTCCATCAAGGATACTGGCAATTTCTCCGGCTATCCGCGACAGCACGAACGTGCAGAATGCGGTCTCCACCACCTCAGCGGACTCTTTTGCATTTTTTAGTTCCTGAGCATCAGCCTGGGCTCGGGTAAGCCGATGGCGCTCATAATCAATCGTGCCAGGCTGGAGGTCTGATTCTGAATCAACTCTCAGCTGTTCAACCTCTTTGCGCAGTTTTTCGTTTTCTATCGCTGCGTCCCTGGCGGAATACCATTCAATTGCGGCGGCAGAGTCATAAAGCACTTCATTCCCTTTACCGCCACCTCGCGCAACTGGCATTCCCTGATCCTGCCAGTTCTGGATCGTGCGGATGCTGACACCAAAAATCTCTGAAAGGCGTTTTTTATTGACCTCCATGACGAACTCCAGGCGAAAAACAGGGTAAGGAAACCATGCCGGGTAAAATGACTACTACCAGGCTTTAATACTTCCTTTCTTTATGTTGGTTATACCCAGAAAATACAATGACTTATAAAGAAGAAGAACGGAAACGTCAAAATCCTGAAAATTTTCATAAATAGCGAGAACCTGCGAGGTCGCCGCCCCGTAACATGTCAGATAACCGGAAAGGACCCGCTGAGCTCTGAGTAACCATTTTGGAGAGCGTCAATCTCCTCCCTGATGAGCCCATAGTTCTTGTCTAAGTGCAATACTTCAGGTTGACCTATCCCATGCCAAAATTATTGATTTGTGTGAGAATGCCCATGGACTCATTAGCAAAACACGAGTAAAAATAACATTTCACTTAGAGAGGTAACTCATGGATATTAAAAATAAAATCAATACAGTATTACTTTGCGACATCGCCATTCATCTTGGCATCGATACTGACCTTGATCCGGAAATCGTCAAATATGCGATTACATCCGGTCAAGATTGGATACTTGACGCAAAATACTCAGGCGCATTCTCCGAAGGTTCTGAAAAAGCAGAGCGCGATTTTGTTGTCGAATTATTGTATGCATATAGAGGGCTTTCTAAATCTTACCGTTTGCTTAGCTTAACAGAGCAAGCTGAGCTGAAGAAGAAACACCGCCTGAATATTATTGATGACAATATTCAACTACCTGGCTTCGATGGAAACAACGAATATGTATACGAAGGTATCATCGAAGCATTCCAGAAAATTGATCGCTTCCCTGAACAAAATCTCCCTCTTAATAATACCCATTCACATACAGTGCATCATTACAATGCACTGATCGAGGCATGTAAAAAAATTAATGCCTTAGATCGCCAATGGGAACTGAGTGCTGAAGAGGTTAGTGAAATTTTATCTCATGCCCCGCTAACTATTTAATATTGGTTTACTTTTCATCCTCGAGCGAGAATAAATTACGCGTCATACTTATTAGGGGATAGAGTTTTGTACTCTTTCCCCTTCAATTTCTCTTATTCCTCTAAAGTTATTATTACCCTTCTCAATAACAGACAACAATGGCTTAATCCACAGAACAGCTTGACAGTATGTCATTGAGCTGGTGGCAGCGGCACGATCATCGGCTGTGTCAGGTCCGATGGTATCGGCGTGCATTGCGCTGGAACGTAAACGGTACGCGTATTCGAGCAGCCCACCAGCAATGTCAGCAGGAACAGGCAGATCACAGGTTTTTTCACGGCGAAGAATCTCCCGGTATTCGATTACGGTTTTTTCGGTGCTGGTGTCGATCAGGGAGTTAAGCCTGTTGGCATGTTCAGCAACCTGATTGAATCGATTGAAGTTGAATGCCTGGGTGGCGATCACCTGCCCCTGCAGAGAGTTGTCACTTCGCAGAACATCGTTATCGCTCTGAAGGCTACTGGCGTCGGAGCAACTCTTAACGAGTGCGACCGAAAGGCCAGCAATAACGATAACGCCGATAAGACCCGGATTAATTTTCATTGATCCAGCCCCCAGCACGCCAGCGCACTTTCCTGATCCCGCCGCTCGACCTGCCCATAACAGCCATTCTTCTGGCCTTTAGTCAGACGGCAATCACGTCCACCGTCCCTGATCCACCAGCGAATCGCCTCGCATGCCCCGTGGCGGTCACCGGCATTGATGCGCTTGTAGAACGTGGAAGGGAAGCACTTACCCGGCCCGATGTTGTACGGGCAGAAAGATGCGATCCCGGCCTTCTGCGGTTCGGTAAGCGGTACCGTAATATTGCGGTTAACCCACGCCAGAGCCTTATTGCGTTCGATGGCATTCACCTTATCGCATTTGGCCTGTGTCAATTTCATGCCCTGCACAACCGCTTTACCATCAACCATCGTGGCGCCGCGGCAAATAGTCCAGATACCACCACCATCTTTGTACGCCTTGAGGCTGTTCCCCTCTTTCTCATTCAGAAACTGATCGAGAATGACGGATGCTGGCGCACCAGTGAGTACCAGCCCCAGAACAGCAGCACTCAATTTTGCTCTGGTTCCCATCACTCACCTTCCTTTTGTAATGCCTCAACGACCACGCTTGCAGCTGCAGGACGTTCGTGAAGCGGTTTGTCACCAACACCTTTCAGGTAGTCGTTGACCATTTTTGTTCGCTTCTCATCCTCTTTACGCCTGCGGTGTGCATCTATACGCCCGTTGATGTAGGAGGCAAGCGAGATAAGCAAACCAGCAGCGCCAAAGAACATGAACACCAGATCCTGAGTGGTAAATCCAATGGCAGAAGCCAGAGCTGCTACCCACGCAAAGAACTGCGTGAAGATGTTCCCTGAATCATTCATTTTCATGGTCTCTCACCTCGCTGTGTGCGGGTGTTATTGAGGTAATAAAAAAGGCCACTATCGCGACCTCACGTTTATTCCCCTGCCAACGCCCGTATTTCCCCCAACGTCTGATTAAACCTTTCTTCTTCGAGTTCAACGCCAATAGCCAGGCGGCCAAGTTCCAGCGCGACTTTCACGGTCGAACCTGACCCCATAAAGAAATCAGCCACCACATCACCAGGCTTACTGCTGGCGCTGATGATCTGCCGCAACATATCAGCGGGTTTTTCGCATGGGTGTTTACCTGGGTAAAACTGAACGGGTTTATGTGTCCAGACGTCGGTATAAGGAACGGATACGGAAACAGAGAAATGCCGCCGAAGTGATTTGTACTCTTCGAGCAGCTCTGAATATTTGCGATTCAACGAATGCCACAAAGCCACCAGCTGGTGGTGTGGTGTTACCAGTTCGCCGTTCTGGTGCTTTTCGATGGCTACCTGCGTGAAAAGGGACTGAAGTTTCCGGTAGTCTGATTCATTCGGTAATTGCCACTGGCTACCGCTGAACCAGTGAGACACCATGTTCTTCTTTCCAGTCGCATCGGCTATTTGTTTTGAGGATATGCCAAGCGCTTCACGTGCATCCCGGAAATAAGAAATTAGGGGAGTCATTACATGCTGCTTCAGCTCGCTTCCCTTCTCAGCGTACCCGTCGCTCTTTGGTTTATACGGACCCTGGTAATGCTCAGCGAAGAGGATGCGCTCTGTTGCAGGGAAGTAAGAGCGCAGGCTCTCTTTATTACAGCCATTCCAGCGGCCCGACGGTTTAGCCCAGATGATGTGGTTCAGGATGTTGAACCGCTCACGCATCATGATCTCAATGTCTGCCGCTAGGCGGTGACCGGAGAAAAGATAAAGACTGCCAGCAGGTTTAAGCACTCGCCAGAATTGTGTGAGGCACATATCAAGCCAGCGAAGATAGTCGACGTCACCGTTCCACTGATTATCCCAGCAGTTCGGTTTCACCTTAAAGTAAGGCGGATCCGTAACAATAAGGTCAATGGTGTTATCCGGGAGGGTTGCGAGGTATTGCAGGCAGTCAGCGTTGACAAGCTCAGCACTGTTTATATTTACAGTATTTTTCATAGATCCGTAAGCGTAACTTTGATAGGCTCACTATGCTTTTGCGCTAAAGCAGTGGGCCTTGGTTAGCTTGTGACCTGAAAGCATGAGCTAATGGCTGGTTGGGTGCTACAACACCCACCAGCCGCCCATTTCACAGCATGAACACCTCACGTAAGAGGCACGTTGATTATTTATATATTTTTGGTCACTGACTTCCATTCTGAATCAATACAACTTATTGTCGCTTTGATTAACTCCTTTATTACTTCATCTGTACCATAATATTCAACATTCCTAATTGATAATTCTATATCCTCAGTAACTTGATCAATTAGATTTCTAACTCTTGAAAACTGTGGTTTCTCATCAATCATTAGCAATAAGTGATAACGACACAAATCAAGGTCATAAGCCAACTTATCAAGGCTCGCCCTGCTTTCTAAATTCATATTAGCCATTGATAACTTACGCCCATAAATATCAGGCTTTAGCATCAATGACAATTTTTCCACATCAGCCAGAAATGTGGACATTCTAGTTCTTAGTTCATTTGTGAATGTTTGCTTATCAATAATCATCTGCTGTTGCAGCATTTGTTTTCTGTTCGCTTTAATAGCATACCAAGCGACGAAAGCTGATAAGCACCCTGCAACTAATGTTCCAGTAGTCGTAGCTATTGCCCCAATATAATCTGGCGAGGTTTCCACAAAAATATGAGGTATTTTTTCAATAGTTAAATTAGAAGACGCCAGTAAATCACTTGAAATGAATTTGTATGGTATACCTTGCCACATATAGCCCCCTTTTTTGACAGGCTATGATAACAAAAACCCGCCATATAGCGGGTCAACAAAACTTTGGCAACGTATCAAATTGACATCAAATATCGCTTATTTTGTTGCATTTTGCAAGCCCAATTGAGGGAGTTAGTGAAAGTTACCTCACATTTCCGCCACTTTCAGTTCTTGGTACTCTTCGTACCGTGACAAAATTTCGCTTAGTGCCTGGCTGTCCATTTCAGCAAACGATGCTTTGAAAGCCGCCCAGTGGCCTGAATACACTCTAAACCAGGTGGAACGCTCAACGCTGACCATGCGCGCCAGAGCTGCTCCAGCATACTCCTGATAGGTATCGTTATTACGCGAGGCAGCAACTTCTTGCGCCGCCAGCCAGACAAGCCCTATCAGTTTTTTAGTGACACGGCCCTGGATTTTTTTTCCGTTATGCTGACGCTGAAACTGTTCCCAGACGTACTGGCACATTAACGTCTGGTACCGGAAGGTCAGGTCATACCCATAGCAGTACCTCACCCATGCCTGCAAATGCTCCCCCAGACCATTGACCGATCGACGCCATGCTGAACAAGCGAACTCCGTATCCTTAATAGGCGGTAAAGGTCGGCGACGGCTCCTTGTCTCAAGAACATAAAGCGGAGTGGCCAGAGTTTTTACAACCTTCGCTCCACAACCTTCCCCACCCTCCATGACGATTTCAGGATGGTGCCGAGGGTATTTATTCTTATCTGCTGGTGGATGCTCACTGAACGCCTGCAGCTGTCCTTTTGTCGATCCTGATAAATCCGCCAGCGCGCGGCGCAGTTCAATCCGCGTATATTCCAGTTCTTGTAAATTCATTATGCTCAGCGCTCCATACAATTACGCTTTTGTTATTACGCCGATCGCCAGCGCTCGATTCATAAACCGGAATAGCAGCTCCAACTGGGTACCGTGTTTTTTCTCGAACGCTGCAACATCAGCATGTAATTTGTCGTGACACTCTCTGCACAGAGGGATCACGAACAAATCGTGGGCTTTAGTGGCGGTACCGCTCATGCCGTGACCAATGACATGGTGTGGATCATCCGCTGGCCGCCGGCAACCTTCACAGGGCTGGGTTTTAACCCACCGGGTATAGTCCTCATTCACCCACCTGCGGTGTTTTGGGCGCAACATGAATGATTCAGGGGATTCAGGATCCGCATGCAGAGTCAGAACCTTTGGCTGTTCATAGGCCACTTCCTGATTTGCTTCATGCTTTAATTTCGCAGCCGTGACCGCAGGGGTGACCTTCTTCTGCAAAATGCTTTTTGCCGGAGGCATCGGCACAATGTCACTTTCTCGATATACGGATAAAAACGGCTCATCCGGTAATCGAAGCGCAAGCTGGGCCATCCTTTCCGTGATTGCATCAGCAATGCCTGAGTAAATGGCCCACCAGCACAATTCACCGAGTGATAGTTCACGCTCGTTGTTGTAGCCAAGCGAAGACAGGATGGAACTGATCAGCCAATTAATGAGATTACGCCGGGCCAGTTCTGTCAGCGCCGCGGTGGTTTGCTCGCGCAGCTGGTTATCGCAATGCCAACAGAGCAACATTGAGCCGGGGGGATGTCGCATCGTTACCAGCTCATGATGGTGATAATCAGTGTGCGGGTACTGGCATTCCTTCACGTTACGCTCTAACCAGGATTCCAACGCGGTCAAACCGCCTGCTGCACGGATTACTCTCTCGTCGGTGAAGAATTCCTCGAGGGACTTATCTTCTGCCAGCGGCTGCCTGGCATCAGGGACGAGGCCCGACGGAAGCCCAGCCATGCTTTTTGGCTGAGGCTCCACCAGCACACGCCCCTGTTGAAACAGAGACATCAGTTTGCTGCCCGGCTTTAACACCACCAGCCCAAGGCGCGGAACAGTCTCGGCTGTAAACAGTCCTCTCACGCGGCATGCCCCTTAGCGATGTGTGCCGTCCACAGGCCGCCGATCCACTCAATGCCTTTGGGTGTAAAACGTGCCTGGCTAAAGGCGTAGTTTGTTTCGCTCGTGGTGCCAATTTTCACTTCAAACCGCCCGGCAGCAATGTGCTGGTGCCGCGGTGTCAGCACTCCACTGAGCCGGTACAAAATGCCGCTCTCAATGAGGAACAAGCGGAAATCGGTCTCTTTGGCCTGCAACAGCTTTGCCACCTGGCGGAAAGACATTGAGCCTTTAGCAGTACAATACCGATCGACAAACTCAACTTTCGGCGCGGCAGCGGCTAACTGCTGGGCCAGTTGTTCTTTCTGCTCGGCCAGATCCGCGGCGAGACGTAATGCCTCCGGCAATGTTTGCGGGACACTTACGGCCTGACTGTTCTCCAGTTCTTGCCAGCGATCGACAACAGCGGCGGTAAATTCTGGCGACAGCCTGGCGACGATCACCAGAGAATCACGTTTGTTGAACCAATACTCCTCGTAGGTTTGCCCGTTTTGCGGGTGTGTGTAGGGGGTGTGCGCCAACGGCGCGGTTAAAATACCAGCAGATGCAAGGCGTTCAGCTGAGCGCTTCACATCACCATGTTTGCTTTGCACCAGCCGGGCAATTTCACGGCTGGACATTGTCACAACACCCTTTGCGGTTAACTGATTCATGCTATTTCTCCATATCAGGCGGCTGCACCCGCCTTTTGATTTGCACATAATTCAGGAAGATTTGCCTCTACCAGCGCACGAGCGAACGCCGGCGGTACTGCGTTACCGCAGCGCGCTACCTGCTTGTCTTTGGCGTAACGATTGCCGCGATAGTCCTGATCGATAACGTAGCCGTCAGGGAAGCCCTGCGCCTTATAAAGCTCATGCGGTTGCAGCATGCGCATTCCGATATCGACGATCTGGTACTTAACTCCTTCGATCGTCACCAGCCATTCATCCTCGCTTTCACCGCAGTAGGTTTCGAGGAATGTCCGGACCTCACCAACGTGCTGGCCACCAGCGGTAATCGTCGGCATAGGTGTATCCATGGTCTGACCGTCGCGGCAGGTTCCGCGCAGCTTCACCAGGTGCGACGCAACTACCGCGTGATGATCAACGGTAGTGACTGAGTGGGCAGGCTCATCCATACCAACACCCGGCCCCGTGTAATTCCCACCATAGTGCTTCGCCAGGAACGCGCTCACCGTCGCAAACTTATTACCACCAGCAGTGACCGTGCCGAGCGGGTTATTCAGTTGAAGAACACGCGGTTCTTGCCCTGGGCGTTCGCCGTATCCCATCTGGATCAGTGTTGGGGTTACCAGCTGCGATTTACCGCCACCGCCAGCAGTAATCGTTGCGCTAGGCTCGTCTGCCCTGTGCCCAACACTGGCACCAAACTGGCGGGCGATGACAGGAGCAACCACACACGCGCGGGACTGCTTGAGGATTGTATGAGCGGGTTTATCCAGCGGGCGCGGCTTTGCCTGGTACTCACTGCCGCCATTGCCAGCCAGGAACGGTGTCAGGGCGGCCTCAACTACGCCAAGCGCGTGCCCATTCCCGCCCGGGCGCGCCGACGTACCAGCGGTGACAGTTGGAACCGGCTCGGTCACTGGCTGCCCGGTGGCCCCGGTGCGGAATTTAGTAAGATGCGGTACCGCCAGCGCGTAGCCATGCTTTTTAGTGATGGTCTGCAATGGCTCTAACAACGATTGCCCGCAGAAACAGTCATAACCTCCTTTCGTCGTGGTGTGGTTACACTTCACGATGAAAGGTGATGCACTTTCGATAACAAAGCGCTGGATGCCGCGCGCGATACGTTTGAGCGTATTTTCCGCCAGCGGCTTTTTGCGGTCGAAGATGGAACGGGCCGGGATGTTCCAGTCAATGCACTCCGCCGCGGTACGCCATGACGCCAGCTTGCCGCTTTGTACTTCCATTGATTTTGGATCCCCATGAGTCGCTTCAGGCCAATGAATCTTGCGGCCGTCACAGCGCATGACCATGAAGAAACGCTTTCTGATCGTTGGCGCGCCGTAGTCACAAGCGCGCAGCTCACGATAATCGACCTCATAGCCAAGCCCGGCGATCAGCTGTTGCGCCTGCTGGCCGTGCGGCTCAATGGCAAGAAATTCACAAACCTCAGCCAGCGCAGGGTGATTCGCCGCGATCCCCGTCGACAGCATGCCGACAAATGCCTCGAATGTTTCGCCAGCACGCTCAGGATCTGGGCGTAATTCTTCATCCAGCAGCGGGCCCCATGTCTTAAATTCTTCGACGTTCTCCAGCATCATGACGCGGGGACGTACTGCCAGCGCCCAGCGCAGGACAATCCACGCCAGCCCGCGAATCTCTTTCTTAACCGGCTTAGCGCCCTTCGCTTTGGAAAAGTGGCGGCAGTCAGGGCTAAACCAGGCCAGACCGACAGGTTTGCCGCTGGTGGCTGCGCTTGGGTCAACGTCAAACACCGACTCGCAATAATGCAGCGTGTCCGGGTGATTCGTCTTATGCATCGCAATAGCGTTTTCGTCGTGGTTGATAGCGATATCCACGCTACGCCCGATCGCCAGTTCAATGCCGGTACTCGCGCCGCCACCACCAGCAAAGTTATCAACGATAATTTCACGCATTGACGGCCCCCTGCATACTGCTAACCAGACCACCGGCCACGCTAATTATTTCGCTGGTAGGCACACGCTCCAGCCAGAGTTGGTTGATGTTGGCCTTCAACTTGTTCTGTTGGTTCACACCCAGAGAATCCGCCCCCTCGACCTGATTGAATACCAGACCAACCTCCAGAGGCCAGATGCGCGACTCTGCATCTGCCGTTGCAATGGGAGTAGGCATTGCTTTTTCCGACACCGACGAAAGGGCCATTTTTGCCGCGGCGAATTGAGCTAATGACAATGCTGCACGCCCTTTTTCTTCCAGTTCGGTGCGATTGATATAGCTGAAGCTTTCACCAGGCCAGGTTTTGTCGAAGACAGCGATTGCCCCGGCAAAAAATGCGCTGGTGGGTTGCTGCTTCTCGTCAGCGGGAACAAACCAAACAGGAAGATCGAACCCAATACGACCACGAATAAACATGATGTGATCGGCATCTTCCGGCCACCATGTTTCACTTGTGGCTGACTTCACGAGGTATATGTAACGACCACCTTTATCACGCATCGCCATTGTGTGATTCATGATGTGGGTCATGCCAGTGATGGCCTGCTTTTCATGATACTGAGCACGGCTATATGGCGGATTTGCAAACGCGGCGCCACCGAGTTCTGCCAGACGCTCTGACCAGTCCAGCGTCAGCGCGTTATCTTCGGCGGTATACCATGCAGGGCATTTAGCATTGCTATCGTCTGCAAACAGATCCAGAACCATCGGCCCAAATATCGAATTGATGCCCCAAAACAACAAATCTGGAGTGCGCCACTGATCGCCAACCTCTTTCAATTCATGCGCTGGCTTTGAGCGCAGTTCAGCCAGCTCGCGGCAATATTTGTTATCAGCATTCATGCTCATCATTTCGCTCCCCTGAAGCCAGCTGGAATGGCTTTATCTGGTCCACCAAATTTCATCGGATCATGCTTACGGATTGAGCCCCAATACTGTCGTTCTGGACGTCCTGCTGCGTTCCACTTATTTGCGGATTGCAGGTAGCCTGGGAATTTTGTTGGCAGAAACAGCGTTGTTGGGCGCAGATATTCGGCCATTTTCAGATCCTCGCCCCACTTCTCGACGCTGTAATCCACCACCAACAGCAGCTCATCGGGCGTAAACCCGTCAGCCAGGCGAGCCCGGATGTTTTCCAAGGATGATTTGCAGACCTGATACCGTGATCCGGTGGTCTTGTTCAGATGTGATAAAACCTGCTTCGCCTGATCGGTGATAACCACCACAGGGTCGGGTTGCGCAGCAACCGGACAAGAATGTTTTTTATCTGATGGATCAGTAGTTGTATTTACTGACGGATCCCCCCCAGATTTTGACGGGTGAAAACCGCCTTTTTCATCGTTTTTTGATGCCTCAGATTTTGACGCGTCGGTTTTTGAGGCATCAGATTTTGATGCGTCAGAATCTGACAGGTGAGAAAAGGCAGCAGCCTGTAATTTCGCAACATTGAGCTGGTAAACGTTCGATGCATTGCGGTTGCCTTTACGGCGCTGCTGGCGGGTTAACCACCCGTCTTTTTCCAGTTGAGATATGGCTGTGCGAACCGTGCTCTCACCGGCACCAATCTGGCGCGCGATGGTAGCGATGGAAGGCCAGCTAACCCCTTCATCACTGCTGAAGTCTGCCAGACGCGCCATGATGGCAACGCTGGACAGCTTCATGCCAGAAGCGGCACAAGCGTCCCAAACGTAACCCGTTAATTTAGTGCTCATGGTCGTCCTTTAACTCTGTAAACTTGCGCATGAATTGTTCGAGCGGGCTGAAACATTCGTGGTTATAACCATCCCGCAGGTAGATAACTCGTTGAGTCTCTGGCTCCCACCGGATAACCCGAACGGGGATCCCTCTGTGGTCTTTGAACCTTCGGTTAACTTCGCGCATAAGCGTTTCGCCTTCCTGTAGTAAACCCCCACAATTGCGACCGCCCGACTGTGGTTACATGGCACCCAGCGGTTTGCTATTCTGCGTTCATACCGAAACAACGGAGCGCCCGGTACCGGGATCATCCTGAGTTGCGGCAAACGGTTAAAAGCCGTTAAACTGGTCATGCGGATTACTTCTCCATACAAGATTTGTCTGCCACGACGCCCGGAGCTGCACACTCGCGGGCGTCACTCTTTTCCGGCGCACAAAACACACGGAAAAGCAGCGTCAAATGTTCCTGCCACTTAGCCATCACCTGATAGCTGTTCTCTTCGATCTGGGCGCGTTCCTGAGCATCAATAACGCCGTCAGCGGTAGCTTTACGAACGTATTGTGAATGCCTGCCGATCCACTCAACTGACTCCATGAGACGCTGGTTGATATCGCCGTTCTCAATCTCTTCAACATCAGCCAATGGCACAAAAACACCGTTCGAGTGACGTGCAATAGCGTTCGCTATGTGGTTTGAACCACCAGCACGTTGAAGCACCATCGCCCAACCGAGCGGGAAGATCTGATCGCCATCGGTACGCAGCCGGTTAAACAGCGCGTTCTCGGTCACACCCAACCACTCAGCAGCTTCTGAATATCCGCCAGGCAGCTCGGTGATCGTTTTTTTTATTGCGGCCACCAGCCAGGCTGGCTGCTTATCTACTTTCCATTCAGGTTCTATACCCACGGCTAGGTCCTCCCTTCTGTGGTTATTTCTGATCGTTAGGCGATGTACTCTTGCCATAACGTTCTGGGTTGAATTCCAGTTCACCAGCAGTTCGATACGCAGCTTCAGCAGCTCGTCCTTTAGGGATTAAGCGTCCGGGGCGATTACGCCACTGGTAAACAGCCTCACTGGTGATGCCAAAAAATTCGGCAACTTTCTCAGTGCTGCCGAAATGTTGTTCAATCTCGTCGGTTGTCATGAAGCCTCCTTAGCTAAGTTTGGTTAGATATTAATAACCAATCTAACTTTGGTCAATAAAAACTAAGATTACTTAGTCTTTTTTAAATTTGGTGCTTTCATGGAAACGGTTGGTCAGCGCATTAAAGCCCTACGCAGGGTTACAAAAACTTCTCAAAAAGAACTGGGTAAGTTCTGCGGGGTTAGTGACGTAGCGGTGGGTTATTGGGAAAAGGATGTGAATATCCCAAACGGAGAATCGCTGGTTAAGCTGGCTAAATTCTTCAATACATCAATAGATTACATTCTTTACGGCACTGAATTTGAAGGTACCCTCATAACTAAAATGAGGCGTGTGCCCGTGATTTCCTGGGTTCAAGCTGGGCAGTTTACGGAATGTAAGGCCGCTGATTTATTCAGTGATGTTGATAAATGGGTTGAAACATCACTACGCATTGGGGATAGCTCGTTCGCTTTAGAGGTCAAAGGGGATTCAATGACCAATCCAAATGGCCTCCCAACAATCCCTGAAGGGGCTACCGTTATTGTTGATCCAGATGCCGAACCCCTTCATGGCAAGATTGTTGTTGCGCGTATTGATGGCACTAACGAAGCGACTGTAAAAAAACTGGTCATTGATGGCCCTCAAAAATTTTTAGTCCCACTAAATCCTCGCTACCCCAACATCTCGATCAATGGTAACTGCCTCATTATTGGCGTAGTTAAAGGCGTTCAGTACGAGCTCTAATCCCTTCCCGCTCTTCCCCTAAGCATCAAGCTAAGTTTGGTTTGGTGTTTTCACTTGACCATTTAACTAAGTTAAGTTAGATTTTTTTCTGTCAACACCAAACCACAGCGCCTGATGTGGTTAAAAGCAGGCCAAAGCAATAAGAAGTGATCCCTGTTCTGGCTGTTCACTTTCCCCTTGAGGGTGACAGCCAGTTTTTTAAGGGAACAACGTGAAAGCGCACTCCTTCTCTCTTTCACTGCGGGGGCAGGTTTGTTACCGAAGGAGTGGGCTTTCAGTTGTGGTAATGCGGCTCTGCGCACGTGACGAGGCCAACAAGTTTTTATTTCAACATTTGAAATGAATACGTTTCTTGAGGTGTAGCGTCGCCGGTTCTGGCCGGTCCGGCAGGTGGAGGCACCACCGCCACAACAAAATCATTGCTGTGTGTAGTCTTTGCCCATCACATCGGTGGGCACCTTTTTTACACAAGAGACAAGGGCATCACCGGGCGATGGGCTCATTCCCCAATCCCCCCGGGCGCAGAAATGGAGGCTGCAATCTTCACTGCACACAGGTGCCCTTTTCTGTTGTGTATGGAGAAGTTCCACTGGCGGTGGCAGCCGCCTCACAGAGGGTTAAACCATGAGTAATGACCGCATGACCGTAGTGCCCGATTTCCTGGGCGAACTGGATGCCGGCGTGTTCATGAACAAGATCGCGGCAGCTTTAAACACTACCGCGCTTGGCGTTCTGAACAACGGTACCAAAGGCAAAGTAGTCCTCACCTTTGATATTGAGCGTATGGGTATCTCCGTCGAAGAGAAGCGCGTCAAGATCAAGCACAAGCTGAACTACGTCACCCCTACCCCGCGCGGTAAAGCCTCCGAAGAAGACACCACCGAAACACCAATGTGGGTTAACAAAGGCGGCAAGCTGACCATCCTGCAAGAAGATCAGGGGCAGCTTTTCGGGATCAACGGTGGCGTTGACGGAAAGCTTAAAGCGGCACAGTGATCCGCAGCAGACAAATCACTGAGATCACTTTTATCAAATATTAAGGAAATTTTATGTCCCAGATTTTAGACGGTAATGCCCTGCAGCAGGTGAAAGACCTGGTTCTTTCCGGTTACCACCTGACTGCTGTGAAAGAAACGGCATGCCCTACAGCCCTGCTCCCTAATGGCGTAAACGTAGAAAGCCTCGAGCGTTTTGACCTGGAGCGTTTTCGCTTCCGCGGCGCCATGACCACAACCAGCATTCCTGATTTTGTTCGTTACGCTGCTGGCTACGCCAACGAAGTCGAACCAGCGCGCTGCTTTATCGATGCGGACAAAATGACCGCACGCTCCGTCTTTAATATCGGTACGCTGGCTAACCCTGGCCATGCTGATAACGTCGCCTCTATCACCCTCAAAAAGACAGCACCATTCCGTGCCCTGCTCATGGTGAACGGTGAGCGTCTTGGCCAGAAAGAAATTGCTGAATGGCTGGAAGACTGGGCCGACTTCCTGTCCGCATTTGATGCCGACGGGAATGTGTTGTCCATCGCTCAGGCAGCTGGTGCTGTTCGTCGCGTCAACATTAAACAAGTCTCAGAAGCAGCTCATGAAGAAGAAGATTTTGGCGGCAGAAAGTCCCTGATGCAGAGCGTTGAAGCCAGCAGTAAAGACGTCATGCCTGTGGCCTTCGAGTTCAAATGCGTGCCATATGAAGGCCTGGGTGAACGCCGATTTAGCCTGCGCAACAGCCTGCTTAAAAGCGGGGAACCGGTGTTTGTGCTCCGTATTGTTCAACTGGAAGCCCAGGAGGAAGCTATCGCCAACGAGTTCCGAGATCTGCTGATCGAGAAATTCACCGACAAACCGGTTGAAACCTTTATCGGGAACTTTAAAGCGTAATTTCTCTGCATTAAATCCCCGGCGCCGCGGGGATTTATTGAAGCGTAATTCCCTTTATTAATCGCCAATGGCGAGGGATTCGTACAACCAAAAACTAGCGCAGGTGCAGCTGCCAAATATGGAGAAGAAAATACGATGAGTTATATCCAGACACTTTCAGGTAAGAATTTCGATTACCTCAATTCAACCACTGACGACGTAGAGATCGAGGATATTGCGACCGCACTTTCCCACATCTGCCGCTTCAGTGGTCATCTGCCGGAATTTTACAGCGTGGCCCAGCACTCGGTACTGTGCAGCCAAATTGTGCCTCCAGAGTTTGCCTTTGAAGCCCTGATGCATGACGCAGCTGAAGCCTATTGCCAGGACATCCCTGCCCCCCTGAAAGCATTGCTTCCAGATTACCGTCGCATTGAACAGCGGGTTGAACAGCTGATCCGGGCCAAATTCAGCATCACCCCTGATATGTCAGCGGTAGTGAAATACGCCGATCTGATGATGCTTGCCACGGAACGCCGCGATCTGGATATCGACGACGGCTCACTCTGGCCTTGCCTCGAAGGTATTCCGGCCAGCGACATTATCCAGATCGTTACTCTTCGCCCAGGCCAGGCATATGGCTTGTTCATTAACCGTTTCAATGAGCTTACGGAATCACGCGCATGCCTCGCATGAAGATAAAAGAACTGGTAGCCGCAGCCCATGCTGCGGCGGGGAAACTGCCACCAGCAGAAGCCTCTCTGATGCGTGAGGTAGCCACTCGCCTGGACGTTACATTTGCCGCCTTAACGGAATCGATGGACCAGCGAATGAGCCTTGACGCCGAAATTAACCATCTTCGTCAGGAGTCCGTCCAATGACCACCAACAAATATGCGACTCTGCGCGGCACAATCGCCAGAGCCAAACGCCACGACTGTCAGAAAGTCGTGATGCGCGTGACGTTAGCTGAAGAACTTCTCGATCAGTTGTCAAAAGCAGATGAGCGGATCGCAGAGCTGGAAGCAGTATTGGCATGTGATTGTTGCGGGACAATTTGTACTCGTCCTGACGGGGCTAATTATTGCCACGTTAGCGGCAACGCCGACTCGCGCTACAGCCCCCCAGTGAATCAAAAGGCAAGAATTAACAATGGAGAAAGCAATTGAACGACTTAATGATTGACCTCGAATCAATGGGAAAAAAGCCAAACGCGCCGATCGTGTCAATTGGTGCCGTCTTTTTTAACCCTCATACATGTGAACTTGGCCAAGAATTCTATATGGCCGTCTCGCTTGAAAGCGCAATGGCTCAAGGCGCGGTACCGGATGGAGATACAATTCTTTGGTGGCTAAAACAAAGCCCGGAAGCACGCTCAGCTATTTGTGTTGATGACGCGATGCCTATCACTGATGCATTGTCGGAACTTAGCCATTTCATTCACCGGCACGCAGATAATCCAAAATACATGAAGGTCTGGGGTAATGGTGCCACCTTTGACAATGTGATTTTGCGTGGAGCTTACGAACGCGCCGGCCGCATTTGCCCTTGGGCCTTTTGGAACGATCACGATGTGCGCACTATTGTTACGCTCGGTCGCAGTGTCGGTTTCGATCCGAAGCGTGACATGCCTTTTATTGGCGATGTGCACAATGCCCTAGCTGATGCGCGACACCAAACAAAATATGTGTCAGCAATTTGGCATAAACTGATCCCTACCACCAGCGACAAGTTTTAATTACTCGGGTGCAGCCGGGTTAATGGAGAAGTATATGCTGAGCCTCGATTGTGTTCCCATCTCAACTTATTGCAAAGAGACTGGCGAAACCCCAGATGCGATCAATAAGCGTGTGCAGCGCGGCGTTTGGCGTGAAGGGGTGCAGGTGCTTAAGGTTGAAGGCGTTAAGGAGAGATGGATAGATCTTAGTGAGGTTGCAAAATGGGCACGAAAGAATCGCCTAAACTCCCACGCGGCGTAACCATCAGGAAGCACAGCAGTGGTGAAACCATCAATATAACGTTCACATATAAGGGGGTGAAATGCAGAGAACCCCTTTCAAATCTAGAAGTGAACAAAAAAAACCTTAAATATGCCGAGCGTACGCTCGGCGAAATCCACAACAAAATTGAGCGTGGAACATTTATCTATGCAGAGTATTTCCCTCGTTCGGTGAGGTTAAAAATTTTCGGTAATGCTGCGACAGGGAAAACAGTGAAAATGTATCTCGATGAATACCTGAAGATCTGCGAAACGAGAAATCTTTCCCCCTCCACCATTGGCGGGTATAAAAAATGCCGTAGCGCATTGTCTGAACTTCACATTTTCCCGGCCAGTGAGTTAACGCCGGCAGCATTAAAAACATGGATCCAGAATCAGAAAACAACATTGAAGACGATACGTAACCAGTTATCGTTTCTGCGCTCCTCACTTGATGAAGCTATTACTGATGGGGTTTTACAAATAAACCCCGTATCTCTGGTCACAGCTTCACGATACCGGAGCAAAGAGACTGAGACAGAAAATGATTACATTGTTGACCCACTAACACCTGCTGAAGTAGATGCCCTTTTAACATCAGCTGGCAATAAGCAGTGGGAAAACCTGTTTAGATTTGCGATCCATACAGGAATGCGCAGCTCAGAGCTATGCGCACTTCGATGGAAAGATATTGATTTTATCCAAAAGACAGCTCACGTTCAAAGCGCCAGCGTTGCTGGTATAACCAAGGGTACAAAAACCAAGGCTGGCACTAGAAAGATAGAGTTAACGAACGAAGCGATGCTTGCCTTATCAAGCCAGAAGCCGTTCTCGTTTATGAAGGATACGACAGTGTTTGAGGATCCTAAAACAGGAAAAGCTTGGGCAAGTGCAGATGCTATCAGAAAGAAAGCTTGGGTACCGACTCTACGTAAAGCTGGGATCAGATATCGTAACCCATACCAGACACGACACACCTTCGCCACACGGCACATAAGTCAAGGCGCAAACCTATTCTGGCTAGCTACACAGATGGGGCACAAAGGTCCGGAAATGTTATTTCGACATTATGGTTCATATCTAAAAGAATATGATGGGAATACCTCGGCCAACTTAAGAGTAGGATTAAAGTAAGATTAGGCTAATGGCCTTTACAGGCCATTAGTCATATCAATACATTTTGCACTGTGTAATTCTCAACCCCATAATGTGATGCCAATACCGCAAGAAATTCACTTTGCGAAGATAAAACTTTTTCTAACATATTTCTTTTAACCAAAGAAACAAATAGAGCTGCAGTTCTTGCTTGACAATTAATAGATTTAGCTGGGTTAAATTCAATATCAGTGAAACCATCGAAATTTAAAAGATGCATAGCCAGATCTTTATTTTGATTGAGCGCACTCAAATACAGCCAATCATAAAAAGCTGTTCTAGGGATAAGTGGCCATATTGTATTGTAAAAATTGAAACTTACTAATCCCCCTGACTCCTTAAGTCTTATATCTTTTTTAGCTTCAATCGAAGTTTTATCTAAAATATCAACAAAAGGCCCACCATTTTCAAAAACTTTACTTGCCTGAAATGCTGACTCAACAGAAAATTCTTTACCTAATTTTTTGGTTTTGATTCTGAGATTAAATGCACTAAGCTGCACTCCTATTATATCTTCGGATTTACTCGAAATTTCTAATAGAGAGTACAGTCCCAGACCACTAGCAGCTGAATGTAACGCCCTGATCGATTTTTGCTTTTGCGACTTAGACATCCCTGGGGACCAAGGAAAATCTACGTCTTTCGTAATTGACAAGACTTGTCCAGTGCTTGTAGGTATGAAAACAGGTCTAACGGCCAT